GGCGTATATCCCCTTTCGTTAGTCTACCATCTGAACCCTCGAAATAAACCTTTTCAGGATCGGCAGCGGCAATGGGTTTTCATTCTGGCTCTCCAATGGCTGCGTCGAGAATGGCGCGCGTATCATCCATGCCAGCATATTCATCCCAGTATTCGCGCTGTACGGCGTTACGGACATCCATCAGTGCCTTCTTGAGCCGCGCAACCTCGCCCAGCAACGTGGTGATCTTCTGAGCCGGAGTCAGCTCAAGGTTTGCGTAATACTTTCGGCTTGCCTCTATGCAGCACTCAGTGCAGCAGCTATTGCCGACATAGCGCAAGCCGTTTAGCTCGGGATGCTTTTTGCATATCCGACCAAGTCGAACGTTTCTTGTCGGCTTCACAGATCAACCTCACAAGCAGGCCAAATAGCCCGCGCCTCGATAACCGCAGCCGCATGATCGATGGCGCCATCCAGAACAACCATCTGGAATGGTGGATAGCCGGTCACGCGGATTGTCCAGGTTGATTTGGTCATGGCATAGATTTCCCAATTTCTGCGGCTGCTCGGACGATGGCGCGACGAGCGGACAAACGATAATCATCTAGGACCGACTGACAAATGACTCTATATTCATCAAATGTGCTTGGGTCAAAGTGCGGATAATCAGCACTCACGATTCCAAGTCCCCGTCTAATTGATATGCCAATATCAACCTGAAGCCTGAATGCGTCACCATCATCTTCCAGCGGATTCCACTTGTAGAATGTTGATCCGTAACCATCAATAGAAGGTCGCTCTTCGCGAAACCCCCAATAGTCGGACCACTCACCTTTAAGGCTGATAGCCTTTGCTGCCATCTCCAGCAATTCGCGATCATTCATGTCCGCATCCCCGGATTGCCCTGCCGCTTAATCTCAATCCCAAACGTGCGCAGTCGACGCAAAACGGTCTGAGGACTGATACCGAAAACCTCAGAAATCCGTTGCGCCGATTCATTGGTCTCGTACATCAAGATCATTCGCTGATGCTGGTCATCGGTAAACGGGATCGTATTTTCGTGATCCGTGTTGATCGTATTTTTCATTGTTCCAAGCCCCTTGAGTTGAACGCTTCGTGAGGACTATAATCGCGACAAATAATCGTTATGTCAACCGGATAAATCTATGAACAAAAAATCAATCTTGCAGAAGACGGCAGACCGATTGTCCGCATCTTCTGCGCCTCGTTGAAACCTATGGCTCGCCCGCTGATCTGGCGCGGAAGCTTGGTGTTGATCCGCAATCGGTTCGCAGCTGGATCTACGTCGGCGCAATCCCTAAGCTGGCAGCAATTCGCGCCGCCAAGATCCTCAAGGTCAAGCCGCAGGATCTGCGCCCTGATCTGCCTGCATCTGCTTGGACGGTAAAGAAAGCTGTCGATAAGCCAGTGCGTGAGCCAGTTGCTCGCTCCGACGACGCCCGCCTACTCCTGACCCTGGCCGACAAATACGGCAGCGTGAAAGCCCTGTGCGCCGCAGCATTCTGTACGCCTGGCGATTTTCACACCTGGAAGACTCGCGGTCGCATTCCGGCGATTAAGCTGCCTACGTTTTTGGCGTTGCAGCGGTGAGCAAGCCTCATTGGTGTGATGCGCCAGTGTGGGCTAAATGGCTCGCACAAGACTCTGATGGTGAGTGGTTTTGGTATGCGGAAAAACCATCACTGCCATCCGGTAAAGCTGGATGGGTTGAGCCAGTCGGCTCTTTGTGTCAGTGGTCGCGAAAAACTCCAAATTATCAGCCATTCGAAACAACGCTGGAGCGCCGACCATGAGCGGCCAACTTGTTCCGCAACACATCGTCGACCGCGCAAACGAGGATATCGTTGGCGTGATTCGCGGCTACCTGCCAGACCTGAAGAAAGCCGGTAAAAGCTGGGTGGCACTGTGCCCATTCCACAAAGAGAAGACGCCAAGCTTCGGCGTGGTCGAATCCAAGGATTTCTATTACTGCCAGGGCTGCGGTGCTGGTGGCGATGCTATCGGATTCGTTCAGGCAATGAACCCAGGCCTAAGCTTTCGTGACGCCATCAAATCCATCCTGGGAGAAATTACGCTTGAGGATGTCGGCGTAACGCCACGCAAACAGGTTATCCGAGCCATCCGCTGCGACCTCCCAGCCAGCGCCGAAGACCGCGAAAAATCCGCCGACGCAATGTCGCGCACTCATCTTGTAGAGCAGCACATCCATCTCATGCGAAACAACACAGCTTCCAATATCCCAGTCGCCACCAACACCAAAGGCGTGCTGGTCGTACCGATGATCAACAACATCGGTGAGACGGTGAACGTTGCCGCAATCCTGGCTAACGGCTCGATCAGCTATGCCGCTGGAAATCCGTCATTCGGCGCTACAGCAATCCTTGAGCCAGAAGGCGAGCATGATGGCAAGACCATAATCTGCACCGATTACGCGCACGCCTGGCGTATCTGGTGGGCGCAGCGTGGAAAGTCTCGCGTACTAGCCTGCATGGACATCGATAACTTCCGATGGATGCTGATCAGCTGCAAGGATCGTTACACGCACGTCGGCTGCGATCCGTCTGAAGCGGATGAGCATATTGAATATGGGCGCGGTATAGTCGTTCTGCCAATCGACCCCTACGCCAAACTTGACAGGCTGACGGCAACCGCATAGCCTCGCAAATACCGGAACGCTCCTGTCAAGCTGCAAACCCGGCACCCTGTCTTCGGATGGGGTTTTTGTGGGCGCGAGAAAGTGTGGGCGTAAAAAAGCCCCGGTTAAGGGGCTTAAAATCAGCAAGGAATGTATCGATTGCCGTCCCACACCTCTAGATCTTCACGTTTGCAAAAGTTGCTGCTACGCTTGGACTCTTTCATGGCATCATCATGATCTTTAGCGCCAATCATCACCCATCCGTATTGGGTTTTGCAGCGATAGCTGGTCAGGCCATTTGATGCGTATGGGCGGTCATGTGATTTCATCTCGTCTTGCTCCGTTGTTCGTTTCGATGGGCAAATAATTGCACCACATAATAACTATGTCAACCATCAAAATAGAAAAAGGCCGAATTAACGGCCTCTGTCATCACTCTGGATCTTCGTTTGGTTCGCCTGGGTCGTCTTGCCAGTGGCAGCTTGAACAGAAGCCATGCGTTGTATACGCGCCAGATCCACATGGGCAGCAGATGTCCTCTTCAGGCTCATCATCCGGCTCAAGCTGCCGATCACCGATGTAGATGTGGTTCATTTCCCACCCCCTTCAAAATGCCGATCACACTCAGCCTTGGCCGCATCCAGATCAGTGAATGGCCGACTGATAAAGTCACCATGCAGGCTTGGCCGGTAAAAGATTTGCTCGCCAGCGCGGTACTTGCCGATCTTGTAGCCTTCGTCGCTGACCAGTAAATGAGGAGTTTCGCGGCGCCAGATCACTTGAGCAACTCGGTGCGCACGATCTTGACCGACTTATCAGCGTCGAATGCCAAGCGAACTTGGCGACCGCTGATGCCAGTGACCTCAATAGCAATCAATGGGCCACCCAAGCACATTGACGAATACAAGCGGATCCATTCCGGTTGCTGAATTCCATCTTGCTCCAGCACCACATAGATCTTCTTCGGATGAACCTCGCGAACAGTCATTGTCACGTTGTCGCCGATCTTGACCGATTCGCCTGCGCGGCGGGTTAGGATTAGTGCCATGGTGGATCTCCTTGAAATAATGGTTATTTACTTAGGTTTGCGCGTGCGAACCATGCTTCTTGAGCGATTTGGATTTTCTGCTTTCTGAGAATTGGCGTGGACATCCACCACTTCTCAAACTCAACATTGTCATCGATAACCACCGCTACCGGCGCGGGCTGCTCGGCCTTGCATAGCGCCGTGTAATCCGACCATGCGTCATCGCGGTTTTTGTATTGCGTGATAATCCGGTACTTGCCACCGCCAGTTTCGAGCGTTGTGAAACCGTTACTGAGCAACGCCACCGGCTCGCCCTGGGGGCGGGAGGCTGGCAACTTGCGGTCATTCCAGTGATGAACTGCGCCGGGGCCGAAAACATCCACGGACGCATGGCACTCAGTGCATTGAACGAACCAGTCTGGATAATCGCCTTCGGTGCACTTCAGATCAGCAGACCCACCACAGAATGGGCACGGTTTCAGCTCACGCGGCACGCCGTCAATCGTTTGGTTGGTGGTCATGCCCATACTCCATCCGTGTCCGGTGTATCGCATGTCAGCCCAGGCTCGAACCATTGGGAAACCCAATCAGGTAGCTCCCCGCCGAAAGCACGCCGGAAGTCGCCAACCGTAAAGCCGATCACGCCAGCACTTGCAGAGACAGCGATATCCAGCGCCGCACGAATACAACACGAAATATGGTTTCCAAGGCGCCCAACGGTTTCTCCGCGCCGCTCAAGTATCAAGCGACGATCCCATAAGTAGCAATCAACGATGTCGCACACGTAACTCCCGCCAACACGCGAATCCCAGTCACACAGCTTCTCATCGTCGCCTGCGTAGTCGATCAGGTGGTCAGCAAGGTCTGCCGTGTAGCTGACAAGCTTCTGGCGACGTGCTTCCGTCATCGGAATGTCCCAGTTTGTAGCAAGGCCGACTGCAAGCTGTCGAAAGCGCTCTGTTTGTTCACTCATAAATCACCTCAGCAAATCAGTTGTGCCAGTGCCAGTGCCAGCAGGCACCAGCAGTAGGCGGGGAGTTGGGATTTCACTGAAGATGCTCCAATTCTGAAATTTCATCGTCCAGCGCACTGCTTTCCCATTTATCGCGAAAAACCTTGCAGGCTTCTCGGTACTCGATATTGCGGATCTCGACCTTGCGTTGTTTCTCTTCCTGAACCTTCCACCACTCTTGCTGATCTTCCGGCAGGCAGTCTCGATGCGCATGCGCGTGGTAGCCACGGTCGTCGTAGGCTTCACGATATCGGTAGTCGCCTTGCGTTATCTGCGCATTGCATACAGTGCATACCATCCGCCCGCAACGCTGATAAGCGGCATTGGAATATTGCCATGGAAGCTTTCGCTTACTCATCGCCACCGCCCTCTGCTGGCTTGAGTGCGGCACGTGCAACAGAGCCATCCTCGATAAAGTCAGGCTCATCGCCATTCCACAGGATGTTTGACGGCTCTCCGCTCACCGTATCCCAGTTCCCGCTTTCGAAGTGGTAGTGCTCGCGTTCAGCGTAGAACTTAAGCGCTACCTTCAGGCGATCAATTTGGTTGTTCGAGCTTTTGCGTGAACCATGCAATGCGGCGCGCGCCTTTCCGTATTTCTTATTTGCGCTAGGTGAATTTCCAGTTCCTTCTAGAAGTTCGCGCAATACGCTCTCAAGCACAACCACCCGCTCATCCGCTGCGGTCAGCAGGGCTTGCAGGGCGTCGACACGTTTGCGCAGGTCAATCGCGTTTTGTGCGTAGGCCTCTTTGTCGCTGTTGGCGCTCGCAAGATCAGTCAGCGCCGCGTCACGCTCGGCGGTTATCCGGTCGAAGTCTTCGAAAGCAACCCAGTTACCCTCGGGATTTGGCTTCATCATCGTGCCGATTGGGGTTTTCTGAATCAGATATCGAGTAATCTCGCTCACAATTTATCTCCCGACCGCCCATCCTCAAAAATCCTGCCAGCCGCAATCGGCGTGAAGGTCATCTGAAAATCCAGGCAGCTGTTATCTTCGAAGTGGAAACGCAGGACATCCTTTTGCGGATGGCCTTTGTATCCGGTGTGTGAGCGCGCCTTTGCCAGCGGATCTTCTGACTCAAGGCATTGCTGGGCGATTGATCTGGTCACTGCTGAACTCCTTGTTTGGTGTTTTGCAATGGTAGGCATGGATAGTTAGTATGTCAACTATTAACGAGACTTGCACCAGAAACCGTCTTGGCTTGTTCGGTGCTGATCGCCTGATTGGATCGCCAGGAGCGGATATCTAGTTCGCCATCGGGTAGCTTTAGGCCGATCTCGCCAATCCAGACCACTGGCTTTCTTGGCAGTCTGCCGATGGTTTTTGGCTGGGCGGACGGCATTGCATTATTCCATTCGATTCTGGCGCTCATCACTTCACCTTCAAGCCGAGTGATTCGATGGCGGTAACAACAGCTCCAGCCTCAAGCACATATTCAGTTTGATCAGAGGCGCCGTGATATGTGAACCCATGAGGTAACTGCACCTCAATGGCTGCGCGAGACGAATACCACACATGCCGCGCCCATCCCTCGGCACAGCTGCAACGCAACTCACGCTGATCGTCGCTCCACCACCACTCCAGAAATTGTTCACGCATTTTCTCAGTGCTCATTTTTGTTGCTCCTGTCGAGATATTCATTCAGTGAGTCTTGCGCATTTTTGATGGCGCCAACGGACTTAGGATATTCGCCAGCCATCCAGTGGGCATCGAAATATATCTTGCCGTTATGGCCTGCCACCCGCGCACCATCAAATGACGCGCACATCAAGACTGTTGAGCCTTCATAGCCAGAAACCCAGGCAGGAACAAAGGCAACCTTTCCGTCGACAGATCCAAAAGTTCGCTTCCACTTCGGCGCCTTGCTCGTTGCTGGATTCTGTTCAACCGTCAGCCACAATACTTCTGTCATCCTCACTTCCCCTTAACCGGCAACCACTGATCGCCATCACATTTTTCAATAGATCCAGCTTCAAGCAGTTCGTCTACCGCTCGCGTCCAGCAGCTTTTGGCCGTGTTCTCTTTCATGTCCTCAGACGCCATCAGCATAGTGATTACGTCGTCACGCACGACCAGTCGTGATACCGGCTGACCGTCGTTCTCCATGGTCCTGATGCGTAGCTGACTCATCGCCATATTCTTGGCAACACCAGTACCCTTTGGCGCTGGTCGCGGTTTCTCAGCCCTGCCAAATTCCTTCTTCAGATCTTCAACCTCAAGTCGCTCAAGAAGGGCAGTCATCTTCGGTACAAGGCTTGTTAGCGCTATACCCTTGATGCTGGTATCGCCTGTGCGTACAACGCTGAATTCGAACGCCATATCATCTGGCTCGACAGCATCCTTGATCTTGTCGGTGTGCAGCTCGGCGTACAGCTTCTCCTTACCCCGCGTGATCTTGTAACTGAACCCGCAGTCAGCAACGGCCGTCGATGAGCCACGCATTGAGTTGGGATCTGCCTTGCCTGTGTGCCCTACGAACAGAACGGTGCAGCCATTGAACGAATCGCGTATGTCCTCACACCCAGTGATGAATGCGCGCATGTCTGCTGCATCGTTCTCGTTGCCCAGGAAGCACTTAGAGAATGTATCGATCACCACCAGTACGTGGCGCATGTCGCACTTCTGCTCAACAAACCGCATAGCGGCCTTAAGCTCTGCCCGCTCAATCGGGTCATTGATCATCACTGAACGCTCAAGGATGTTGACGGCAAAGTTGTCCTCGCCCGTAGCGATGCGCCAAGCCTTCTTGCGCAGATGCAGCTCGCTACCGCCCTCGGCAGCGATGTACAGCACCATGCCAGGATAATCGACATCAATGCCGTTCCACTTGCTGGCACTTGCAACCCTGCTAGCGATGTCCAGCGCCATAAAGCTCTTGTAGCTGCCAGGCTTTCCATAGATGTAGCCGACATCGTTGTGAGGAAGCACGCCGTAGATCAGCCACCGCTTGTTGCGAACTCGATCAATAGCGGCCTCTTCATCGAATTCGATACGCGAGATGAATTTTGCGCCTAATTCAGCATCTGTCAGCGGCTCTTCAACAGGCATAGCGCCATAGGTTTTTGCTGCGCGTTTGCCATCAGCAACGGCTTGCTCGACAAACTCCTTGTACTCCTGAATCTTTACCACTGGCTGAGACGGGTCAAAGCGATCAGGTTCATAACCAGCTAATGCCATCAGGTCAATCAGCTCTTCCGCTGGCTCAGGCATCTCATTCGGGTGTTCGAATTCTTCCGTCATGAGCTGGCCTCTACTTGCTGAACTGCCAACTTCAACCTGGCTGCATCGACGACATTAAACACTTCTCCGCGCTCAATAAGCCCGCTCGCACATGCAATTATCATTCTATTAAGTCCTTGCTTAGCTGGCATTGCAGGCTTGGAGTTATACCCATTCCATTCGATGCCATTGAAATAATAGTTATCGCCATCCGATCTACAGCCAAATACATAAACGTCGCCCAGGTTAATCACATAGCCCATGCGTAATTGATCAATCGGGAATGTATACATGCGGCCATTGCTCGGTATTTCCGGAAGCCTACATTTATAACAGTCGAGTACAGCCTCCAGAAGGTTCACTCTATTCGCCAGCAGCGCCATTGCTCTACGCCGCGCTTATCGGTATGTGGGCCGACTTGGAATTTGCGATCACCCTCCTTGTTCTTTCGGCAAACAGAGACGCGTACAGACAGGACGCGCTCATCCTCGACGACAAAGGATCCACCTACTGGAAGGCTATCAAATGGGTTTTTAGGCTTCGGCCCCCGCTTCATGGCCGATTCCGGTGCTGCGATATCCTTGCGTACTTTCTTCATTTTCACCAGATCCTGATTAACAATTTCATGCTGTGGAGGCGAATTTACACGGCAAAAAACGGCCAGTCAAGGAAAAGTGTTAATAGATTATTAATCGGCCAAACCCCCGTATTCATTGGTCCAAACAAATTATTAATTTTTGCATCTGAAATGCATCCGACGTAAATTAAGGGCTGCAGCCATTTCCGATTAAATAATTGTGAATTCAAACAACTGTTTGCATCCGAGATTCAGATGCAGCCAGATGCAAAAATTAACTTTGCATCTAAAGTGCATCCGGCCAAACCCCCGTATTCATTGGGTTTCATTTTAATTGTTAATTTTTGCATACGTGTTGCATCCAGCTTTTAGGCCCGTTGCCTTTCTGAGATGCACTTCCCAACCCCCCCATTTATGGTAGGGGGTTGGGAATGCTATCGAAGGCCTGGGTGTGAGATTTTGAATTTCGAGTATTTTTCGCAGACGGTGTTGACATGAATCCGTTTGTGGGCGATTATGGATTCGTGGCGAATGAGCAGGTCGATGCTCAACTAAATTTAACTGTTCTGAGGAAAGCTCATGAACCAATCGCAATGCAAAGAACTATTCGAGTACCGTGATGGCGGCCTTTACTGGAAACAGGATAGAGGCAGCAACGCCAAGTCTGGACATAGAGCGGGTAGAACGCTGAAGACGGGATACAGAAGTATTCATGTTTGTGGGCGAAGATATCAAGAACACAGGTTGGTTTATCTTTGGCATAACGGTTATCTCCCATCTCAGCTTGATCACAGTAATAGAATCAAGACTGATAATCGGATAGAAAACTTAAGGCCTGCGACGCCATCAGAAAACCAAGTTAACACTCCTGACAGATTAAACTCTTCTGGTTATCGAGGCGTAAGGTTTATCGATAAGACCGGTAAATGGGCGGCAAGGATATACATGCAAGGCAAGGAAATTCGAGTAGGAACATTTGACACGGCTATTCAAGCAAGCGATGCTTACGAAATTGCAGCGAAAGAAGCATATGGTGATTTCGCAAAGTAACAACCAGCGCCAAAGAGGACTCGGAGCCTCGATAAAAATTCCGAGGTGTATTCGTCCGGGTGGTGTAATTGGCAACATGCCGGCCTCCAAAGCCGTGCGTTCTGGGTTCGAATCCTAGCCTCGACGCCAAATCCAAGCCTGCAACCCTATCTGGGAAGCGGGCTTTTTCATTTCTGGATGCGTGATATAGTTCTGGCATCTATCCAATTTCGTGACAGGCGAAAATCCAATGACCGACATCGATACCCAAGATAGGATCGGCGTCATCTGTGAGCAGGTTGCTTCAGGTAGAACGCTTCGCCAGATCGCCTCAGACTTCGGAGTTACGTCGGCAACTATTCTTCGATGGGTGACGGTAGACGACGAATCCACAAAGCAGTACGCACGCGCACGCGAGCTTGCGGCTGACCTATTCGAAAACGACATCTACGATGCGGCGATGGCGGTTAATGCTGATACCGCATCAGCCGACCGCGTGAAGATCGATGCGCTCAAATGGATTGCCGCCAGGCGCGCACCCAAACGTTATGGCGACCGCATCGACCACACCAGCTCCGATGGCAGCATGGCAACCAAACCAACGGTCATCGAATTGACGGCGCCAGAATGACTACAGTGCAGCTACAGCTGCCGCCTAAACTGATCCCCGTCTTCACCGGACCAGCTCGCTACCGTGGCGCCCACGGAGGCCGAGGCTCAGGCAAGACGCGCACCTTCGCCATGATGACTGCTGTGCGCGCTTACATGTTCGCCGAGGCTGGCACTAGCGGATCTATCCTCTGCGCTCGCGAGTACATGAACAGCCTTGAGGATTCATCCCTTGAGGAAGTCAAGCAAGCTATCCGTTCGGTGCCGTGGCTTAATGATTATTTCGACATCGGCGAGAAGTATGTCCGCACCAAGAACCGGCGTGTTCACTACGTCTTCGCTGGCATGCGCCACAACCTCGACTCGCTCAAGGGTAAGGCTCGCATCCTGATCGCCTGGGTGGACGAGGCCGAGACCGTTTCTGAGGTTGCCTGGTCAAAGCTCAACCCTACTGTGCGTGCCGATGATTCCGAAATCTGGGTGACGTGGAACCCTGAGCTGGATGGCAGTCCCACTGATGGCCGCTTCCGCAAGTTCATCTCTGACCACTCAAAGGTTGTCGAGCTGAACTACACGGACAACCCATGGTTTCCTGAAGTGCTGGACCTTGAGCGCAAAGACGACTGGGACCGCCTCGATCCGCAGACCTACGCCTGGATCTGGGATGGCGCTTACCGTGAGAACTCCGACGCCCAGGTGTTCGCCAACAAGTACCGCATCTCTGAGTTTGAGCCGTCCAGCAAATGGCATGGGCCGTACAAGGGCCTCGACTTCGGTTTCGCCCAAGACCCGACAGCCGCTGTTGTGTGCTGGATCGACGAAACCAAGGAGCGCCTGTACATCGAGTACGAGGCTGGCAAGGTTGGCCTTGAGTTGGACGATACCGCCGCCTACATCGAAGAGCGTATACCTGACTTCGGGCGTGGCGTGATCCGTGGTGACAGCGCTCGCCCTGAGTCGATCAGCTATCTCAAGCGTCACGGTCAGCCGATGATTGAGGGCGTCACCAAGTGGCCTGGATCAGTTGAAGACGGCATCAGCCATATGCGCAGCTACAAGGAGATCGTTTTGCACGCCCGCTGCAAAGAGACGATCAAGGAGTTCCGCATGTACAGCTTCAAGGTCGACCGGCTGTCTGGTGAGATCCGCGCTGACGTGGTCGACAAGTGGAACCACTACATCGACGCCATCCGATACGCGCTCAACCCGATGATCCAGGGCAAAGGCAAACTGAAGATCAACAAGGAAGCACTCGCCAAAGCCGCGATGCGCCGATAGACTCTCACTAACCAAACTTGGCAGGAGAATTGCAATGGCTGACAAAGAACCCGCAAAAGTCGTCGAAGAGTCGCAGGGCGTCAAGAATCTGCTGTCGGTCATTGCGGCGCTGGGTGATTCGCTCACTGTTGCTGATCGCGCCAAGTACGATGAGTTGTTGGCTCGCGCTCGAGCAAGTGATGCAGCCAATGGCTAAGCGCGACAAAGAAAAGCCAGCCAAGAAGTCCAAGCCGAAGATCAAGGCCAAGCCGCTGCCGGTTGCTGCAACTGCGCCAGTCAAGCCAACTGCCGCTGATCGTTCGCGAAACCTGGCCGTCGCTCGCTCTAAGGCAGCCGAAAAGCCGGTGACCCAGCGCTTTGCGATCAAGCCGCCAGACCTGATGCCTGGCGTGGTTCCTCTAGGCAAGACCTCGGCCATCGCAATGGACTACGCGCCTGGCGTGTACGACTTTGCGTCATTGTCACTGGGCGCTGACTTCCAAGGCTTCCCTGGCTATCCCTACCTGGCGAACCTAGCTACCCGTGCCGAGTACCGTGCATTCGCGTCAACCATGGCTTCCGAGCTGTTCCGTGAGGGCATCAAGTTCTCCAGCAAAGCCGTGGACTCTCGTGGAACCGCCGAGGACAATCCGCGCATCGCTGAGCTTGAAAAGGCCGTCAAAGAGTTCAACCTGCTTGGCGTGTTCCAGACTGCTGCCGCTCAAGAATGCTTCTTTGGTCGCGGCCAGATCAGCATCAACATCAAGGGCGCCAATGACGCCCTACCGCTGATCATCGCGCCGCAGACCATCAAGCAAGGCAAGCTGACCAGCTTCACCGCTATCGAGGCCATGTGGACCACGCCGAACGCTTACAACGCGATTGATCCGACCGCGACCGACTTCTACAAGCCGCGCAGCTGGTTCCTGCTGGGTAAGGAGGTTCACGCCTCGCGCCTGCTGACTATCATCACGCGCCCTCTGCCTGACATGCTCAAGCCTGCCTACAACTTCAGCGGCATGTCGTTGAGCCAACTGGCTGAGCCGTACGTGAATAACTGGCTGCGCACTCGCCAGGCAGTATCTGACCTGATCAACAACTTCTCGATCACTGCGCTCAAGACCAACATGGGTCAGATGCTCCAGGGTGACTGCGATGGCGGCGACATCCTTGCCCGCGCTGACTTCTTCACGCTGACCCGCGCTAATCGTGGGCTGATGCTGCTGGATAACGAAGGCGAAGAGTTGGTGCAGCTAAATACCCCGCTTTCCGGCCTGCACGAACTCCAGGCTCAGGCCCAGGAACACCAGTGTAGCGTCACGCGTATTCCCGCCATGATCCTGACCGGCATCAGCCCTACCGGCATGAACGCTTCCAGTGAAGGCGAGATTCGTTCGTTCTACGACTGGCTCAGCTCTCAACAGGAATCGTTCTGGTATCACCCGCTTGAGATCTGCATTCAGATCCTCCAACTGCACCTGTGGGGCGAGATCGACGAGACCATCACGTTTGAGTTTAATCCGCTGTGGCAAGTCAGTGCGCTGGATGCTGCAAACATCCGGGTAGCCAACGCCAACGCCGATGCCGTTTATCTGGATCGTTCCGTGGTCAGCCCTGAAGAAACCCGCGAGCGCCTGGCTGCTGATCCAGATAGTGGTTATGCGGGTATTGATGTTGAGGATTTGCCGGAAGTGCCGGATGACAGCGTTGATGCGAACTTTGGCGGCAATCCAGATGACCTGACGCCAGGCGGCGAGGATCCAGACCTTGGCAACAACGAAGCGTAAAACCGCCCGCGCAGTCCATCCAAACGTAGGCGTTCAAATGGCCTACAAGCGCGCCATGGAAAAGCTGATCGATGAGATGTCGAACAGCTTCGAGTATTGGCTTGCGGCTGCGTATAAGGCGAATCCTCCGCGCATGGAGGTTGCGATGGATGCCCTTCCATCTCAGGAGTTGTCGAAGAAGGTTCGCGACCTGGGCAAGCGCTGGATCAAGAAGTTTGACGACATGGCCGCTGCCATTGCGCAGAAGTTCACCGAGTCAGGTCGCAAAGCTACCGACAGCTCGTTTCAGCAGGCTCTCAAGGATGCAGGGTTTGCGGTCGAGTTCAAGGTGACGCCGGTTATGCGTGACGCCATGAATGCGACGATTGCGGAGAATGTGTCGCTGATCAAGTCGATTCCTCAGCAGTACTTGACCCAGGTAGAAGGCACGATTATGCGTGGCTTCACCGCTGGTCGAGACCTGAACGCCATCACCGATGAGCTGTCAGCCCACTATGGGGTTAGTAAGCGTCGGGCTGCGATCATTGCTCGCGATCAGTCCAATCGCCTGACTGCTACCGTTACGCAGGCTCGTAGGGTTGAGCTTGGGCTATTCGAAGCTGAATGGGTGCATTCCGGTGGAGGAAAGGTCCCGCGCCCATCCCACGTTAAGGCTGGCAAGGATAAGGCTCGCTTCGATGTCCGCAAGGGACTGCTGCTGGATGGCGAACACATCCTTCCTGGGTCCATCATCAACTGCCGCTGCTCATCCCGAACAATCCTCCCCTTTTAAGTTGACATACTGATTATCTTGGGCGATTATCTCTTGGCGCAATGGTGCGCATGACAGGAGATAGTTGTTATGGAAATTCCAGAAGAGAGCAAGGTTGAAATTTCAGTGTGTTTCTCGATGAGCGAGGATCAATGCAATGCACTGCTACGCTTCAATGCAACCTGCGAAGACGGCCAGGAATACGACGTGCGCCGCAGCATGATGAAATCACTGACCTATGTCGGTATGGTTCGATGGTGTGGCGGTTCCCGTTTCGAGATCACCGACGCCGGTATTGCAGCCGTTGAAGATCTTCAGGAGCGCGCCAAATGAGCAAAGACAACGGCGGTCCAGCTTTCCCGTGGTGCGGCGACCTGAACGAATGCCCCACTATCAACCTCGGCATGTCCCTGCGCGACTACTTTGCGGCGAAGGCGATGGCGTGCGCCTTCAATGAATTCGATGTTATGGACTGCGGCGATTATCACCATCAGCATGAATTAGTTGCAGAGCTAGCCTACGCGATGGCCGACGCTATGCTTGCGGAAAGGGCCAAGCCGTGAGCCCCGAACAAAAGCGCGCATATGACATCGTACGCGCAGCAAAGCATAAAGGTCTGATCGTTGTTCCTGGCAATTGCAGCAAATGCCTTGAGCCGACCAGATTCGGAAAAGATGGGCGCTCACTGCTTCATGGCCATCACCATGATTATTCAAAGCCTCTTGATGTCGAGTGGCTTTGCGTTAAATGTCACCGAAAAGAAACAAGACTTCCGCTTGGCGAGCGCAACGGCAACGCTGTACTGACGGCAAAGCTTGTTCAGGCTGCCATCTTGCTTCACGATTCGGGTTTTAAGCTGACAGACATTGCTGACTTCTATGGCGTTAGTCGTCAGGCCATATCTCATGCTGTGACTGGCAAAAATTGGATTCAGGAGCGTACACAATGAAACTGGTTGATATTTTGGCGCGGGAGTTGAAGGTTTGGCCGGAAGGCTTCCCAAGAAAACTTGGACAGGCATCAGACGGAAGCCTTCACCATTGTGATAAATATGGTCGCGCACTTGCTGGCAACTACACTAAGCAAAAATTCACAATTTGCGATAGTTACCCAAGTGAAGTAGTTAAACGCAAAGAATGGCAAGCCGCAATCGATGCGCTGAAGGCTGAGAAGGTTGTCGAGTGGAATGGCGAGGGGTTGCCGCCTGTTGGCATTGATGTTGAAGTGTTCGCCGACTATTCACACCCACGCTTTGATCGGTTCATTGGTCGGCAAGTGCATATCGTTGCGCACGACGTAATCAATGGTGATCCAGTTGCAGTATTTCGCATGCCAATTGATGGCGACGATACCGAGCAGGACTTTCACGCAATGGGTGCCAAGTCATTCCGCCCCATCCGCACGCCCGAGCAGATCGCGGAGGAAGAAATCCAAAGGATCCGCGACGAGATCAAATGGCAAAAGCCTAAGCTTGGCCCATGCCCTGTCGAGCAAATGTATCTGCTGGGCTACCGCAAATCCGAAATAGTGGATAATTGATATGACCCTATACCTGCTATGGCTCTTGGTGATCGTGTTTAACTTTGTGCTTAACCTGGCGGGACTTTGATCATGGCTAGCCAGCAATTGATTAAGGCTGCACTCGGCATTCTCGATCCGAGGATCATAAGAAATCTTCTTGGTAGATCGCATGTGGCTCGCAAGGCCAGGGCCTTATGCATCCATGACCGGTTACTAACAGGAACTCCGCGAGGCTTGAGCAGCTTGATGGCGCAGGGTATTGAAACCCAACAAAACGTCGCGCATACTGCACGGCATGAAGACACCTGGCCCTGTTCTTGCATTTGATCGTCAATCTGTTCGCTCTGTGGATGCGGATGGGCGCCTGCACGTCGCTCTGACAAACATCAGCAAGGCCAATGTTAGTCCTTACTACGGGTCTGAGATCCCTGGCTTTTCCGAGCTAGGGCTTGATCCAACTAAGGTTTACAACCTGTGGCGCGACCCTGCCGAACTTGCGAAGGGCGCCAAGTCTTTCAACAACCTGCCAATCCTTCGCCGACACATCCAAGTAAGCGCTGATGCGCCGAGCAAGGAAGATGTGGTCGGCAGCATTGGCAGCGACGTTACATTTAATTCCCCCTATCTTTGTGCGTCCCTGTGCTTCTGGGATTCCGAGGCTATCGCTGGCATTGAGAGCGGACAGCTTGAAGAGCTATCCCCTGCCTACCGATACACGCCGGATATGACGCCAGGCAACACACCTGATGGCGAGGCCTACGACGGGCGCATGACCAATATTCTCGGCAATCATTTGGCGACCGTCGAAGTTGGGCGAACCGGCAAAGATGTCGTGGTTGCAGATTCCACACCGTTCACCAACAAACAGGAAACCCCTGCTATGAAAACCAAACTGGGCCGAGCCCTGATTGCTGCGCTGTCTGCGGCATCCCCGAAAATCGCTCAGGACTCCAGTCTTGGCGCTCTCGTTGGGGAAGCCAAAAAGAAGACTTTCAAGAAAACTGAAGTGGTTGCCGCTCTGGTCGCCATGGATTCCGAGATCGACACCAGCTCTCTGGACGAGATCATCGACGCCATCCTGGGCGTGCAGGAAAACCCTGAGCCCGAGAAACCTACCGCGATGGCCGGTGATGAGCATGCTGATGGTGGTGCCGCTCAGCTGATGGCCTTCCTGCAAGACAAGGGCCTGTCGCCAGAAGATCTGGACGCCGTGAGCGGTATGGTTTCCAAGCTCAGCGCGCCTGCTGCTGCGGTCGATGCCGAGCCGGATGCTGACGTGATGACCAAGGAAGATGTTGATACCGCCATGGACTCCATGAGCAAATCGCTGACCATCAAACTGACCAAGCAGTTCCGCGATCTGGAACAGGCTAAGGCAGACGTGCGCCCTACCGTCGGCGATGTCATCGGCATGGACTCGGCTCCAGGCGTGTATCGCTTCGCACTGGATCAGATGAAGGTTGATCACAAGGATCTGCCTGACGCCGCGCTGGGCAAGTTCTACGCCCTGGCAGCAGACCGCAAGACGGTCAAGTCTCCACTTATCGCCAATGATGCCGCGACCGTCGCGACCATCAAAGGCCTCGACCGTTTCAGCTAAGGAGACGACATCATGGCTACTGGTTTCCAACAAACCGTAAACCTGCAACAAGCTGCGGCTGTTGCTGGTGACTTTGCTTCGGCAAACCCACGCAGCTCCTTTGTGTCTCATGAAGGCACTCTGGTTGCTGGCGCTGCTGGCGTAACTGTTGGCCGCTTCGCTTGGGCTACCGGCGCCGGTCTGGTTTCTAACGCAGGCTCTGGCGTGCCTACTGGCTTCGTTCATCGTCGCCAAGGCTCTGCGCTGATCACTACCTATCTGGGCGAAACTTCTAACCTGATTCCTCAGGGCTTCGAAGTCACCCTGATGGCTACCGGCGACTACTGGGTTGCTCCAATCACCAACGCTGTAACCGTAGGCCAGAAGGTGTTCGCGTCCAATACGGACGGATCGGTCAAGACCGGCGCAGCCGGCGCGACCATCGCCGGTTACATTGAAACCCAATTCACGATTTCCGGCTTCCCTGTCGGCGGCACTGGTGCCGTTGGCGAGTTGGTCGTTATGTCCCGTTTCGTTTAAGGAGCCTGAAAATGGACCCACGTATGCAAGCACTCCTTGAGCGAGCCGGTATCGCGTTCGACTCAAGCTTTGGCAACCCTCGCCTGATCGGCGATGTGGGTGGCAATCGCACCTACCGCGACATCATCGGCCTTGACCGCGATGGCGCCCTGGTGGCAATGGACGCCGCGTTTCCCCTGGTAACCCAGTCGAACAGCGGCATTCCTGCGATGCTGTCGACCTACCTCGATCCGAAGTTGATCGAAGTCCTGATCGCTCCAATGAACGCCGTGGAAGCGGCTGGCGGCGAGAAGAAAACCGGCGACTGGACCACTCGCACCGCAATGTTCCCCGTGATCGAATCGACTGGTGAAGTTACCAGTTACGGCGATTACAACAACAGCGGCTCGGCTGGCTCCAACTTCCAGTTCCCGCAGCGCCAGTCGTATCACTACCAGACCGTGACCCAGTGGGGTGAGCGCGAGCTTGCTGATGCTGGCCTGGCGAAGATCGACTACGCGGCTCGCCTGAACATCGCGTCGGCCTTGACTCTGAACAAGTATCAGAACAAGACCTACCTGTTCGGCGTGGCTGGCCTGCAAAACTACGGCATGCTGAATGATCCTGCGCTGTCCGCCGATCTGACCCCGAACACCAAGACTGCTGGTGGTACTGCGTGGATCCTGCCGAACGGCACCATCAACGCA